TCCTGGTTGAGCGCCTGCTGCGTCCTGCTGGAATAGGTCGTATAGGCGTTCGGCTTGATTTCGAGGCTGAGGACTTCGGGAGATTTATAAGCCGCCTCAGATGCTGCCTTGAGTTCCTGGATGGTCGGCGTAGTGACGGTTGGGGCCCTCGGTGCAGCCGCCCGGGCGCCCGCCAGCGCAAGATCAACGTCACCCTTCGCGGTTTCGTACATCTTGGCCGGATCATCGCGCGCGGCGATTTCAGGCGCGATGACCTCACCGACCTTATGCTCAAGGTCAGCCATTGGATGGCCGATCAGCGAGCGCGCGGCGCCAGTCACGGGTGACATGACAAGCTNNTCAGCCATCAGAGTTTGCCCGGGTCAAATCCCGCCTTCTGAAGCCGTTGCATGACTGCGTCTCGCGGCGCGCCTGCAGCGATGGCCGCCCTCGCCTTGGCGTACGCATCTGGGGCTGCAGCCTTCTGGTATTCACCGGGAGCCCTTACAATGTAACTATCTCGTGCCGGCTTAAGTGCTTCATTGGCGCCGACAACCTTGTCTACAAACTCATTGTGCTGACCGATCTTCGCACGAGCGGCTTTTTCACCAATATCGAGAATGCGCCGCATGCTGGCTTCATCCAAGGTGATATTGCCACCCGCCATCGCAGAAGCGAACTTGCGATCGCTGTCCGAAATCGCAGTTCCTGATCCGAAGGCCTTCACCATCGATGCTACGCGCTGACCGATTGCGGCACCGTAGCTTTCTGTATTGGTGACCTTTGAGTTGTCACCACCCAGCATGGCATAGATCTTCCCAAGGGCTAGCTTTTTGTCGGCGAGAGAGCCGGAGAACACCCCACCGGCAGCATCAAGCTGTTCCCGGGCTGAATGGATGCTATTGATATCGTCCCGAGCCGCGTTGGCTCTCTCCTGCGATGCGTCTACGCGCGGCAGTAGGCTCTTGGTCATGATATCGCGCTGGGCGGTATTCTCGTCTGACCGGTTCTGATAGTCAGTCAAGGACATGCCACTAGCAGCGGCATTCTTCATGTCCTGCGTCGGCTGCACGGCATCCTGAATAGCCTTGATGCGCGTCTCATAAACCCTTGCTTGTTCAGGCGTAAGCAACCCAGATGCGACGCGCCGGGAAAGAAGGTCGATCTGCTGCTGTGGCGTCCGTCCAACGGGCACCAATCCACCAAGTGTCGGGTCTGGTGACGCCGCCGGCTGAGGCGTTGGCTGAGGGGGCGCCTGAACAACTGGCTGAGGTGCAGGAGTCGGAGCCGCATTGCGCTTGACCACCTCGGCAACGATCTGCTGAACGCGTGGCGCGAGTTGCGGGTTGACGGTAGCATTCGGATCGGTACGGGTCGCGGCAGATATCTGGTTGATGATCGGGCCAGCAAGTTCATCCGGAACACCCGCCGCGGAGACCATAGACACGATGCTCCCAGGTTGATCACCTTGCGGGCTCGTACCCGGCCGGATTGCGGCCACTGGAGCAACTGCCGGCTGGCTTCCTCCTTGTGACAATGGAGCAGCTACCGGTTTTGACGCACCTCGGTTCACAGAAGGAGGAATGACGACCGACTGAGGTGCCGACTGAGGTGCCCCCTGCGGCTGACCGCCAGCAGACGGAAAATCCGTCTGCCCCGCATCTAGTCCGTACTTGAGCTTTTGCTGCTCAAGGCCAAGTTTCGTCGCGGCAAGACCAGAATTAAGATCGCCCTTCTGAAACAGCGTCTTCGCCATCGCACCAAAATCTGGCTGGCCATTAGCGTCGGTCGGAACACCGTCCTTGAACGCCCGGCGCGTGTCGAAGTCTGCACGCTGCTTGCTGGCGTCGAAGAACGCTTTGACTGGATCAAAGTTTGCGAAATCGGCCCGGGTATTGCCCCCGGCACCAGAGATGATTGAATCAATGTCAGCCATCAGAGGAACGATCCGAACAGACTGGCGCCAGTCTTAATGGCCCCAAGGATGTTGTTTCCAACGTTGTACTCGTTCATCGTCGCCGCCGCGTTCGATGCACCCTGCCCTGTATAGTTGGCGTTTGCCGCCGCGCCCTGACCCTGGTAGGACTGATTGAGACCCTGACCGAGGCCAGTATCGACGCCGGCAGCACCGCTGACCGCGCTTGCATTCGCACCGAGATACGGCTGCAGCCCGGCTAGATAGCTGCCGTATGTCTGTCCGGCCAAGCCCGTGGCGTACTTCATTGCATCAGTATCGGCGTTGCCAGAGCTCAGGTTGCCGGCCGCTGCATGCTGCCGCGAGAGCGCCTGCAAACCTTGATCAAGGCTGAAGCCATAAGCACCATACTGGCCGGAATTCTTGAACGTGTCATTCGCACGTTGCAGACCGGCCACCCCGTTCGCGCCCGACGCATCGCCATAGGCATTCGCCCCGCCCTGTGTCGAATTGATGAGGCCTTGATAGAGATTGCTGGCGTTACCATAGTTGGTGGTGAGCGCGTCGCGTCCCTGCCCATACAAGCCAGACAACGCATCATAGCCCTGCTGAAGCCCGGCGTTGCGCTGCTGGGCGGCTTGCTCGGCAGTGTCATTACTGAACAGGTCGAATAATCCCATTCTAGTTTGCTCCAGGCTTCAATTTCTTCGCGGTGCTGTCATAGACGAGCACTTGTCCGTTCGTGATCGGTGTTGAATTATCCACGTCGGGTGCATCAAGCACCCCGCGCGCTTCCAGATAGCCAAAGAAGTCGAACCAAGCCTGATTGATCGACCTGCCGTCATCTTCAAGCAGCGGCGTCGATTTGTCGGGGCGCGGAACTCTTCGCATCAGTGGTTTCTAAGCTGCGTGTCTTGCGTGGCACCGAGGAAGGCCACATACACTGGGTCGCTGACCTTCAATCGCCAACGGCGCCCCTGTACGCCCGTCATCCCAGTCCTGAGCATCGTGATCCGCTGCGGCGTCGCTTGACGGCCGAGCTTGCGGACGTATTCCTGGCTCCAATTGATCCCGCCATCATCGGACCATGAAATGCCGACGCTAGGATCGGTCGCAATTGGATCCTGACCAGTCGCCTGACCAACGCCGACAACGAAATTGAAGTCCGCTCGCGCAACGCGCGTCCGGTTCGGGAAGTTCAGAACAGGACCGCTCTCGATCTGGAAAACGAGAGGATTCCCAACCTCGTTATAAGCGTTCGGATCGACATAGATGAGTTGACCGGCTTGCGTGTCGCCAGCAATCCACTTGCCGAATGCCGAGATTCCGCTGATCGCACGCCAGCGCGGTTGCTGGTAGCTCGCGCGTTCGTTCCACTTCTGACTTCCGAGATCAAATTCCCAAGTAAACGCCTGGCAAGAAAGCACCCATTTTGGATGTCCTTGGGAAATGTACACGCTCGCTTCGAGCGTCGTCTTGTCCGCGACACCAGCGATAAGCCGGTCGAGATCAGGAGGCGATATCTTCAGAGGGTTCGGCGTTCCGTTGTGCTGCACTACGCTATAATCATCGGCAACCCAGATGAGAGCCGACGCAAAACCATCCTCGTGCCCAGCGATTGCATAAGGGCTTAGCAAGCCACGCTGTAACACATAGGAACGCGAGAACGGAAAGCCCGTTGCGTTGGCGGTGTCGGTATAGACTTCACCGAAATTCGGTCCCAAAGCAAAGAACTGACCGTTGAACGGCAGACCGCGCGTCAAGCCACCGGGCTTCGATTGCGCTGTGGTCTTGTTCAGCGTGTTGATCGTCGTCGCGTTCTGATCCGACGCCTGGATCGTGCCATCGCCATAGGTCAGCAAGAAATAGCTGTCCATGAAGGACACGCTGTTCGGGGCATTGGCCGCAGACCACGACGAGACAGCGGACGATGTCACAATAAATCCGCCGGTCCCGGGCGCCACACAAACAACGTCCGGAGTCGGCACCTTGTTGTTACGGGCCCAAAAGACCTTCTCAGTGCCGTTCAGAGTGCCCGTCAGCGAGGTTTCGACGGCGCCTGACGTAAACGTCGTTGCAGCATTATTCCAAGCCGCATATAGCGTGCTGCCAACCAGCAGCCCACCGCGGAAGCCTGTCTTCACGGATGCGCCGAACAACGAGAGCCCCGGCGATTTGCGCCAGACCACGGCCGGAGGAGCAAAACCCTTCTTCGCTTCAACATCCTTGCCTAGCGGCTCGGCATAAGCATTGATCAACCGACCAGCGCTTTCTTGCGACGATGCCCCCGGAGACGAGCTTAGAGGGAACGGGATCGAAGCGACACTCATG